GAGATTTTTCCTGTACGTACGGCAAGTACGTCTTGTTGACGTCTATCACGCTCAGAGGCGCGGAACTTGAGGGACTCAACCCGTGCTGAAATCTGTTTAATTGATAGCAATTACTTGCCTTTCTTAGGGCGTTTTTCTAACGCTTTCTTTTTCTCTGCCTTTTTAATATCTTTAAGCGCTTGCTTGACTCTTTCATCAGCAATACGTTGTGATTCGTAGTCCGCTTTGCTTAAGCGTTGCTCTTCTCTTTCAACTTTAGGACGAGTGCGAGAGGAAATTGTTGGCTGATTAAAGCGTGAACTAGAGTATGCGTTAGAGATTCCTAACTTACGGCTCTCATCCATCTTTCTGTCACCTGGACTTACAAGTTTATTGCGCTCACGTGCTGGACTTGGCTTACCAACTGTGATTGTGCGTGGGTTTGGCTTAGCACCTTGAATACTTTTACCACCAGAGCGTGTGCCACGTGGCTTAATCGGTGTAAGAAGATTACGAACGCGGGCGTTCTTTTCTTGAATACGCTTTCTTACAACATCTTCTGGAGTAACGCGGGTACTTTGATAAGACTTCTTAATACTTGTATCTGGCTTTTTACCTTTTCTGCCACCAAGGGTAGTTACTTTGATGCCACCAGTTTGTGTCTTGCGAATAACTGGACCAGTACGTGGAGAACGTGGCTTAGATAGTGTAGGAACCTTACGAGGTCCACCAGGGTTTTTCTTAGCCTCGCTATAAACTTCTTTAACGTCCTTGCTTGTAATTTTTTTTGAAGCAGTCTGAAGTTGTTTCTTCTTGGCTAAATTCTTTGCAATAATTTTGGCAATTGAGGATACAGCCATTATCTACCCATGTTTCTGTATAACTTGGATACCTTCTTAGCACCCTTGCCTACGATGCCCCCAACTGAACGTGCAACCTTCGCATATGGAAACACAGTAAGTGCCACATCTGTTTTAGTTTTAGGAACCATAAAGTCAATAACATTTAATGCAGCCTTAGCAGGACCCTTAGTAATAGCCTTTGGCTTTGCAAGTTTTTTAGATGGTGCAATCTTTGTTGTCTTAGCCATTGCTCTTACCCTTCTTCTCTAGGTTCTCTTTCATGAGACGGCGTGCTTCGGCAATCCAGTAATCTCTCACCTCTGGTGAGGCAGCACGCTTACGAAGTTTTTCATTTGCCGCAGCAATCTGATATGTCTTCTGCTTATTAGTCAAAGGCTTTTTCTTGGCAGGCTTCTTCTTTGCTGCCTTAGATACTGCCTTAACAATCTTCGCTGGATTAGCCATTAGTCATTCCATTGTTTGAACATAGCGCGATAATGTTCTTTTAATTGTTTTTCAGAAATTTTTTCTTGTTGTTGACGAATATCATGACGCATTGAATTTATTTGAGATTTTGTAGGACCTAATTTTTTTTTCAAAGAAGCCTTTTTTGCTGGAGCAGTTGGTGTTGTCTTTCCCTGCTTACGTAAAGTAGTTAGGCTTCCACCGCGTTCACGGTTAGGACGAGCAGGCTTTGCATTTTTTATAATACCTTTTAAAGTTGCTCCGCCCATATTGCGATTGTTCTTTGACACTGGCTTATTAGCAGCCTTAAGCCCACGCTTGTTGGCTTTTGCTTCCGCCTTTGATAATGGCTTAGCATCTTTAATCTGCTTTTTTAGGGAGCCAAGTACTCCGCCACCAATTTTAACTACGTTAGGCATTATTTACCACGCTTCTTAAGATTCTGCTGAGAGTTAATCTTTACTACAGACTTACCTTCTTTTTTAATAGCAGCAGCCTTACGAGCCTTAGCCTTTCCTGGACCGCGAAGATTTGGTTTGAACATGTACATATCGCCACCATAATAATCATCAGCCTGCTTGTAATGTATTTCAAGGCTTTTATCAAACTCATAATCCTGTGCACGCTCTGAGCGCTGTGAACGAGTTAACTTCTTACCACGGTTCGAAAGGTCTGACTTAGGTGCAGACTTACGTGGAAGAACCTTTACAGCAGACTTAGGGTTAGCAAGTGGCTTAGCCTTCTGTGCTTGCTTAAGCGATGGCTTCTTTTTAGTTGCAGCCTTAACCGCACCTTTTACAATTTTAACTACATTAGGCATTTACTTACCCTTCTTCTTTACAGGAACTGACTTGCCACGATTAGCACGGTACTTTCCTTCTGCTGCTGATTGTCCAGCGTTGCGAACAAGTGGGTGCTTATCTAGACGAGAACGAAGATTTGTTTCCTTCATGGACGTACGGCGAGATGTGTAAGGAGGGGTATTGTCTGCTCGTGTAAGTTCTTTTTTAATATTTTTATTTTTACTTACCTTAACATACGAGTCTTTGCTATCAACAATTTTAACTTTTGAGTTCTTACCAGAAACCATAGGTCCCATTTTTTCGGCAACATTAGCAGCCTTGTTTGCTGCTTTTACTTTTCCGCTTGTAATGTTGGAACCTTTGCTTGTCTTCTTGCCACGCATTGCTTTAGCAGCCTTGCCAACAATCTTAACTACATTAGCCATGTTAATTCCTTATCCGTAGTTCTCAGCCCATTGCTCAGCAAAGGCTTCATCTAAATTAATGATTACTCGTTTTTCTCTTTGTGCTCTTGTTGACCAACGGTTGTTGGTGTAGTGGTTCATGAAACTTGTCTGCTGCATGAACTCACGTGCTCTCAGCACGGCAAACCAGAGTGCCATCACGCAGTCGGTCTTACCTCTGGTGTCTGGCTTCCAAGTAATCAATTGCTGAGTAAGGGCTTTAAGTCCCTCAGACCCATCCGCAGATGGGAGTTCTATTTGGTTGTTCTCTTGGAACTTCTCGTTGTACATAGTTCCAAAGAGTGTTGACATAGATGCCACACCAAAGGAAGTGTCCCACTTGTTCTTGTTTGTATGGTGAGCCTCAAGGCGAACGCCGTATGCTCCAAGCCATTGTCGTAAATCCTCATCCAGAGAGTACGCCTTCTGGTGAGCGTTAATCTCCACACGCAGTTCTTGAGGACGGTACTTTTCTACAAGTTCCTCAATCATTGCACGAATCTTTTGCGGAGTAGGTTCGCTCATATTGATGCAGTCTAAAACGTAAATTTTTCCGTCAGCCCTGTTATAGGTAATCGGAACAAAGGCTGCATGTCCTGCACCCATCGCGGGGTCAAACCCAATAATTGTGTAGCCTTCTACCTGAGTCGGATGTCCCACCGCGCCTTGGCGCAATGGTCCACGCTTACGTCTACGTTCAGTGCTTGCTTGCACCAAGACGGGAGGGAAGATGGAATCTTCTTCGACATCCTCCTGCTGATAGACCAGTGCCCATGTAGATGGGGTTACTTCACCTCTGCGCCTGTGGAGCGCCTTGCCATCCCACTTCGGATATAGACCGTCCTCATCAGGAGTATCGTCATCGCCATCCCAAGGAACATCGCTTTTCTCCCAGAGAGTTTTCCAGTTCTCTGGTTTGTCCGCGTATTCAAGTACGGCAGGCATACCCATATAAGTGAAAGGGCTCTTACCAGACGACCAATACTTTGGCTCACGAAGTTCGCGGTAGAAATCAACGGCTGCAATTCGAGTCCCCACAATCATCAACTTGCCGTTTTTACCCAAGCGGGTAATTACTTCTTTTTGAAGCCAATCAATCTGCTTCTCATACTCATGGGCGTTAGCGGTTGTAATGCAGTCGTCCAAGATAATCAGGTCAGCACGTGCTCCGTAAATCTGACCGCCCATACCTAGTGCCTGAATGGTTGGGTCTTTTTCGCTAGAGTTTCTCGCATCACTCCCAAGGTAAACGGTGTCAACTCGCCAAGTATCTGCGTCTTGTTTCCAACCCCCTTCTGGACCAAATGCTGTTTGCATCTTTAGCCAGCGCGGATGGGAGAGCCTTTGCTTGATTGCGTACACGAACTCGCGTGCTTTGAGCAACGTCTTACTGACCACAATGATGCGGACGTTAGGATTGAGAGCGATGCGATAAGTCGGGTAGTTCACGGTGATGACCGTGGATTTAGCGTGCTCAGGGGGTACGTTAATTAAGAAACGGCTTGGGTCGTTCTTGTCATAAATCATGGATGGGTGGAGCCAAGAAGGCTCCCTACCCTCAATCAGGTCAATCCAGTCGAGGTGGTGCGGGAAGGCTTTTTGCCCCATAAAGATTTCTGAGAACTGAGCAAAGGAGATATCCTCCTTGGCTATGCCAAGGGCTTTGATGGAGTTGCTCTTTGCTTCTTCTTTCGCCTCTGCGAGGTCCGCCGCAAATTTCTTATCCCGTAGCATCCAGATACGGACGGTATCTGGCTTATTGCCATTGAGTTCCATAGCCTTATGGACACTGTGCCCTTCGGCAACAAGGGCTATTACCTTAGCCTTTGCCTCAGCCATCTTGGCAGTTCTAGGGTTTGTGGACCCCTTTTGAAAAGTCATATAAGTGTCCCGTTTTCAATAGTTACAGTCAGTTAGAAACAGACAGTAGATACAGTCTGTAACGCAAGTTCCTGAAGAACTTGCTTCTATCAGAATAATAAATAGTCCCTATATAGTATTAACCTGTCCAAACAGCCAAAACGGACACTTTTCTGGCAAAAATTTTTTGCCTATGCTAAAAGTGCAGGTCAGACCAGTACTGGGGCATAGGCTGTTCTTTGTACGGGAATATTTTTCTGGTAGATACACTACTGTATACGAGTACAGATTAAACAGTCTGGGGTCATTTAGACCCCAATACTGTTTGCTGGCGCTGCTTCTGTACTGTTTAGTAGCGCCTGTTACTGTTAGCAGTCTCGGCGCTCATT